ACAGGGCTCACGCTGCGACGACTGGCTACAGGGCTCACGCTGCGACGACTGGCTACAGGGCTCACGCTGCGACGACTGGCTACAGGGCTCACGCTGCGACGACTGGCCACAGGGCTCACGCTGCGACGACTGGCGAATGGGCTCACGCTGCGACGACTGGCGAATGGGCGATAGCCATTGCGGTTGGTATCGGAGGCAGAGCAAAAGCGCGGTCAGGTGCAATCATGCTCGCTGAATACGATGCTGACTACAAACTGCATGGCGTTGCTGCGGGAATGGTCGGGGTAAATGGCATTGAACCAGATGTCTGGTACGAGCTGCGCGGCGGAGTTATCACGCGCTGCTATGACCAGGACGGCGGTGCCGCATGAGCATCGTCACTCGATCAACCACGCCACTCAGCAATGGCGAACGGCTATTCGACTACTACTCGCAGCTTCCGCGCACGCCGGGATTCAGTCCGGTAAAGCTCGCCCACCGCGCAGCGCGCGGCCTGAAAGTACTGACTGACTTGGCAGCGCGGCGCCCGGCCGCTCGGCAGATGCCGACTCCTCTCAACCCGCGCGCTCCGGGGTCCGGGCAGAGCGCATTTTTTGACCTGCTCGACGAGAGCGATCCGGCAAGCCTGCCTGACTGGCATCCGGACTCACCGCACTACGCCGGCGACTGATCACCACTCGACACCCAACGGAGACGCTCATGAACGCAGTCCTATCTTTTGCCGTGCCTGGCGCGGCAACCAATCCCCTCGGCGCAGCGCTGCAGGACCTTCACAACTGGAAACAATCAGAGGACTTGGCGCGCACAAAGCGCCTTGAGGCCGAAGACCGCGTGCTGCTGCTCATGGGTGAACTGCCCATTGAAGGCACCACCAAAGCCGAGGCGGACGGCATCCGCTGCACGGTCACCACCAGCCTGACACGCAAGATCGACAGCGCAGCACTTGAGCGCGTCGCTCATCGCATCCCAGAGGCCATTGGCAAGCGAGTGATTCGTTGGAAGTCAGAGGTTGATGTTCGCGAACTGCGCTTTGTGCAGACCAATGAGCCGGAGATCTACGCCGCGTTGGCTGAGGCCATCACCGCAAAACCCGCAAAGCCGAGCGTCAAGCTCGACATCATCAAGGAGGGCTGAGCGATGGCCATCAGTCTTTCCTCTATCAGTCGCACGTCGCGTGCCAGTCAGCCGCCACGGATCGTCATTCACGGCGTCCAGGGCGTTGGCAAATCCACGTTCGCAGCGAGCGCCTACCAGCCGATCTTCCTGCCGTTTGAAGACGGCCTGACCGGACTTGAAGTCGAATCCTTTCCGCTGCTGCAGAGCTACGAAGACGCGATTCAGGCGCTCGACGCGCTGGTGACGGACCAACACAACTTCGGCACCGCAGTGATCGACTCGCTGGACTGGCTGGAGCCGCACATCTGGACACGCGTCGCTCGCGATGCCGGAAAGGACAGCATTGAGGCAATCCCATACGGCAAGGGCTACGCCGAAGCGCTGACCTACTGGCGCGCTGTTCTCGACCGCCTCAACGCACTTCGCACCCGAGGCATGGCCGTGATCTTGATCGCGCACACGCAAGTCAAACGCTTCGAGGCGCCCGATACCGATGCCTTCGACCGCTACGAGCTGAAGCTGCACAAGGCGGCCGCCGCGCTGGTTGTCGAATGGGCTGATGTGGTCGGTCTCGCCCAGGTGGAGACAGCCATCCGCAAAGAGTCGAATGGCTTCAACAACCGCACCCGTGGCGTGTCCACCGGTCGCCGCGTGCTGCGCACACACGAATCACCCGCCTACATCGCGAAGGAGCGTTTCGGCCTTCCCGATCCGCTGCCGTTGGACTGGCAGTCACTCGCCGCTGCGATCAGCGGCAACTCACCCGCCGCATCAGCGGCTTAACCCCAGAACAGGAACACGCACCCATGGCACACCTCGGTGGCACCTTTGACGCAACACAAGTGGACCCCTCACGCGACGTCGAGCCGATTCCCTCCGGCGAGTACCTCGTTCACATCATCGACAGCGACATGAAGCCGACCAAGAACGGCACTGGCCAATACCTGGAACTGGCCTATGAGGTCGCCGAAGGCCCCTACAAAGGCCGCAAGCTTTGGGCTCGACTCAACCTGGTCAACCAGAACAGCAAGGCGGTCGAGATCGCCCAGCGCGACCTCTCGGCGATCTGTCATGCCACTGGACAGATGCAGGTCACGGACAGCCAGCAATTGCACTACAAGCCGCACGTCGTTCGCGTTGAGTACATCAAGGCAGACGGCGTGAAGTCTCAGCGCGACAGCAACGAAATCAAGGCCTACAAGCGCGCTGAAGGCTACGCCGCACCCGCACAGGCTCAGGCCTTCCAGCACCCGCCCGGTCAGCCCTTCCAGGCGCCGCAACCGGCCGCATCGGCGCCGCCTTGGGCAACGCAGAACAAAGCAGCCTGACGACCACTGCGAGACAACCGCAGGCACGCATTGTCCTCCCCAGTGCGTGCATTCCCCTCCGAGGCCCGGCCGGTGTTGTCGCCGGGACCTATTCAGATGAACGACTACCCATGACCGCACTACCCATCCAAATCGATCCGACCATTGAGGCCGTGCTGCGCCAACTGGAGCGCGCAGAATGGTCACAGCAGCCGAGGCCATACCTTGGCATGTCTGCCATCGGCCAACCTTGCCACCGGCGACTCTGGTACGCATTTCGTTGGGCTGCGCGGGAGCGCATGACAGCCACCAGTCTGCTGCGCATCAACGACGGGCATCGCGGCGAAACGGCGATGGCGGCAATGCTCAATGCAGTCGATGGGATCGAGCTGCTGACCGAGGATCCGCGAACCGGAAAGCAATTTGGATTCGCGGACATCGGTGGCCACTTCCGGGGTCACGCCGACGGAATGATCACTGGGCTGCTACAGGCACCAGCAACGCTGCATGTCTGGGAAGCCAAGGTGGTCGCCGAGGACAAGGCGACAAAGCTCTACAACCTGACCTGGCAGATCGGCGAGAAAAACGCCTTGGCCAAGTGGGACGAGGTGTACTACGCGCAGGCAGTGCTCTACATGCACTACGCGAAAGCGACGCGGCATTACCTGACATGCGGCTCACCCGGTGTCAGGTCGATGGTCGGCGTCAGAACCGATGCGGACCCGCTGACGACACAGCGCCTGCAGGTGAAAGCAAAGACCATCATTACCGCTCAGGAGCCGCTGCAGAAGCTCAGCGATGATCCGGCGTGGTGGCAGTGCAAGGGCTGTGCGATGTCGGGCATTTGTCATCGGAATGAACTTCCGGCGGTGAATTGCCGAACCTGCGTCCATGCCACGCCAGAGCTCGATGGCGACGGCCGCTGGAGCTGCGCCAAATGGGGTGCTGATATTCCTGTTGAGGCCCAGCGTGTTGGCTGCGAACAGCATCGCTATATCCCTGCCCTGGTCACCGTCGCCCGCCAAGTGGACGCCAGCGAGCAAGACGGCTGGATTGAATACAGAACGTCCAACGGGGTGACCTTTCGGAATGGCTCCGGTACCGGCGGGCTTAGCAGCGAAGAGATTCGCTCTGGTGCGTGGTTGGAATCGAGGGCGGCGGCATGAGTGCGCGCATTGAATGCGGCTTCGGGTTCTGGCTGGCGGAGCGTCGCGAACGAAGCCCGCATGTTGACGCGGTGTTGCGTGCACTCGAAGAAGGGCCGTCGACCGCTGACGAGCTCCTGATCGGTCTGCAGGGCGCCTCGAAAATCTATCGCCGCAATGCCATCGCGCTGCTGCGTGACTGCGGCGCGGTGATCGAGCGCGATGCCTTTCCTGTCACCGGGGTTCGGCGAGTTATCGAGCGACCGCTGCGCCTACTGGAGCTTGCGCTATGAGCACCAAGGCCAATCCACCGCCAACACATCACCGCAAGCCCGCCAAGAATCATCCGTGGAATGCACAGGGAAAGCAGGCAAAGCCGAAGGCGGAGCGTGCCGCGGAGCCGCCTTCCATTGCTGAGCGCAAGCCACATCGACGGTGGGGTGCTGCATGAAGACCGCCAAGCGATCCATGTGGACTGCCCAGCAAGACGATGTGCTGATTCGCTTGTATCCCGACCACACCGCGCAGGCCTGTGCCGATGTGCTGGGTCGACCTCTGGCCGGCGTCTATCACCGCGCAAAGGCGCTTGGTCTTGAAAAGTCAGCCGCCTTCTACGCATCGGAAAAGTCAGGACGCGACCTTCAGAACAAGGGCTCTGCGCACCGATTCGTCAAAGGTCACACGACCTGGAACAAGGGCAAGAAGGGGTACGACCCGGGCGGACGAAGTGCCGAAACACGATTCAAGAAGGGTTCAATGAGCGGCCAAGCGCAATACAACTACAAGCCTATTGGCTCTCTGCGCGTGAGCCCTGACGGGTATCTGGAGCGCAAGGTCACCGATGACCCAAATGTTGTCGGAGCGCAACGATGGAAGGGTATCCACAGGCTCGTGTGGATTGAGCACAACGGACCCATTCCGCCCGGGTTCGCTGTCGCCTTCAAGAGCCGCAGGCCTGAGCTGGATGAAGCGCAGATCACCATCGACAAGCTCGAACTGGTCTCGCGCGTCCAGATCATGCGCGAGAACACACGACACCAATACCCACCCGAACTCAACGAACTGATCAGCAAGCGCGCCGCACTCAAACGCCGAATCAACAACCTGGAGAAGCAACGTGAAGAACAAGATGCAGGACGTCCGTGATCACCTGGTGGCCATGATGGAGCGGCTTGGCGACTCTGACGTATCTGATTTGGATATCGCCAAGGCGAAGGCGTTGTCTGAGCTGGTCACCACCTTCACTGGAACCGTGAAGGTCGAGATCGATGCGCGTCGAATGGCGGGCAGAGAAGAGCTGCCCAGCGTGTTGGCCATCGGGCGAGAGTGATGCAGCTCCGTCCCTACCAATCCGCAGCGGTTGACTGCACATGGGCATGGATGCGATCCAACCCGGGCAATCCCGCCATCGTGCTGCCAACCGGCGCTGGGAAATCGCCGACCATGGCCGAACTGGCTCGTCAGGCGGTTGAGCAATGGGGTGGACGCGTAGGAATCGTTGCGCACGTTCGCGAGCTGGTCAGTCAGAACGCCGACAAGCTGCGCCAGCTCTGGCCGGCCGCCGATGTGGGGATCTACGCAGCAGGACTCCGTCGACGGGACCGGTTCAATCGCGTCATTTGCATGCAGATTCAGAGCGCCGCCAACGCAGCGCACTTGCTTGGCCGGTTTGATCTACTGCTCATCGATGAGGCGCATCGCATTCCGCTGAAGGGCGAAGGGCAGTACCTGCAGTTCATTGCGGATTGCCGCCGATTCAACCCGGCACTGCGTGTCATCGGGCTGACAGCCACGCCCTATCGCCTGCAGGGTCAGGCAGTACCAGTGTGCGGCCCCGACAACGTACTGACTGACGTGTCGTTCGAGGCGCGGATTACCGACTTGATTCGCGACGGCTACCTCTGCCCGTTGGTTACCCGAGCTGGCAGGACGCACGTCGACCTCAGTGAGGTAAAGACGCGTGGCGGTGAGTACATCGAATCCGACTTGGCTCGCGCAGTAGATCGCTCGGAGCTTGTCGAGGCCGCCTGCGATGAAATGTGCGCCTTGGCAGCCCATCGCCACGCGTGGATCGTGTTTGCGGTGTCAGTCGCGCACGCCGAGCACGTCAAGGCTGCATTGCTATCGCGCGGAGTCCGATGCGATGTCGTCCATGGTGACCAGGACAAGTCAGTTCGCGACGCGAACGTCAGTGCCTTCCAGCGCGGAGAACTGCGCGCCCTGGTCAATGTGAATGTGCTGTCCGAAGGGTTCGACGCGCCGCACATCGACTGCGTCGTGATGCTGCGTCCGACCAAGTCGCCCGGACTCTACTACCAACAAGTCGGACGAGGGTTTCGGCTTCACACGAGCAAGTCAGATTGCCTCGTGCTCGACTTCGCAGGCAACGCGCTGGAACACGGACCTGTCGACCAGATAAAAGTCGCGAAGCCGCGCTCAAAGAAGGCTGCTGAGGTCACCACGGCGCCGGCGCGCGAATGTCCTACGTGCCACACAATCGGTCCTGTATCGGTGCGCGTCTGTCCGGAGTGCGGACACCAA